AGAGTCTAGCCTAACTAATAACAAGGCTATTAGCTTAAAGCCAGCAAGTGTCACTTATAACCTAAGCGGCCAAGCTTACTATAGTGTCAGCGTAGGTGCGGACAACGCAAGCTACACAGTAATTAGCAGTACCGTGAGTTATCAAACGGACATCCGTTCTAAAGTAGACACTGGTGAGTTTAAGCTAGAGAGTATAGGTGCGCTATCCACTACTGACTTCACATTGTCAGCACGTAGAGAATCTTACGCCATAACTGGATGGAAGACTAATCACACTACAGGATTTGGCGCAGACGCAGCTGAGTTTACAGTATCAACACAAGATACTTTGGTCAAGTCATCGATTGCTCTAAAAGCATCCGCAGCTGACTTCACATTGTATCCTAGCATCATTGGTAGAGGTTATAAACTACCCTTGGCTGACTACAGCTTCACGATGGTAGGGTACGAGACTAACGTTCATCAAGTAATTAATTTTACTCGTGGACAGTTCTCTGTAGAAGTAGCAAAAGCAGATAGAGAGAGACACCTTACTCTTAAAGTAGAAGGCGCGGCTTCATTCCTCCTTAAGGGAGATGAAGTTAATTCTTCTATTAAAGGAACTAAGGTAACCCCAGCAAGTTTCAGAGTATCTACTGAAGAAGTAAACTCTCACATAGACCTAGTATCAACACTCGCATCAGCGCACTATAATTTATCTGGATTTAGCGCCAAAGGTATAATTGAAGACAAGCCAGTAGCAGAAGTAGGTATCTTCTTCCTAGACTGCGGCAATACTTCAACCGAGTTAACGTGGAACAAGGAAGTTGTATCAACCTTCTCCACAGGTGTGTTTAATGTTGGCTCAGGCCATACGCTGGAAGAAGGTTTAGATAGCTTAAGGCTTAGCGCTGATTGTGGAGAGTTCTCAGTCTCATACGACTGTAGCTCAACCTCTTTCAAGGCAGAAGCTGGCGAGTTCATTTCAGAAGGTGGTAAAGCCTTCTTTAATAGTAACAAACACGTATTTAACGCCGGACCTAACTCCAAGTTCATAATAGAACTCCAAGGTGTTGGGCGTTATGGTGATCACGACTACAACAGAACCACTGAGTATGTGTTAACAGGTTCCCCCATATCTTTCCGTTGCGGAAAAGCATTGACTGATTGGGATAAACATAATGTTGAATACACAGATTGGGATGAGCTTAACTATCCTCAAACTTGGTGGGACGCCTACTCAGTAGAGTGTGTAGTCTCCGCAGCTACAGTAATCCCTGCTACTTTCACCGTTGACACGGTAGAGATTAGTGGTTACGCTGACTTTGTCTCAACCGATGAATTACCTGAAGTCAAGACCTACAGGCAATACTTTACAGATTGGGACAGCTACACTAACTGGGACGACACTAACAGCTACATGACAGGCTGGGATCCTATCGCTGGTGTTAACGTATTAAGGGCTGAGAGTAGCAAGTTTGTTATCGAGCTAGAGAAAGTTAGCTATTACGACTACACTATCTACGATGAGGGTAATTTCACAGTAACCGGAAACGGTGTCGGTGGAACTGCTGATATCAACGGCTCTAGAGTAACTTGGGACATAGGTCTGACAGAATGGGTTGAGACAGATGTTACAAGCAGTGAAACTATTACAACTCTATGGTATGACGAAGAGGGGATTAGCGAGACAGTATCTGGTTACTCTGGTGTTGGTACCTTTAACCTTAACGGGGAAGAGGCGGCTGGAGACCATTGGGTGCCACCTGCTAACGTATACTTAATAGCAGACTACTTACACCTCAAAGTATCTGACGGTTGTCAAGGAATTAAAGAAACTTTCTGGGACAACTATAACGGCACTAGGTGGATAGATGATTGCTACGGTGAAACTTCTTGGTACTCCAGAGTTAGCGGAGATGATGCTATTGTATGGGACGAAGGAGAGCACTGTAGTCCAATGACTAATTGGGACAAGCATAAGAGCAGATGGGACAGGCGCAAATGCACTAACTTAGGTGTAGAGCACCATATGATAATTAACTGTAAATAGGAATAAATAATGCCAAGTAACATAGAATTGCACCCCGGACAATCGGTTGTGTATAACGATTTATTTGTTGAGAAGAATTGTAAGCACGCCGTAGTGTGTGCTTCACGAGGATTTGGAAAGTCCTATTTCGCAGCTGCATGTGCTGTGTCAGCTATAAGTGAGCTACTGCAAATGCCTGTTGGGACACCTAACAGGAATGTAGCCCTTATAGCCCCCACCTTCTCTCAGGCGGTAGACATCTACTACCCTTTACTTGCTTACCAATTCGGATTAGAGTCGGTAGCTACAAAGTCTTCAAGGGCCAATGGAACCTTCTGGTTCGGCCCTGAGGTTCACTTAAGAGTATGGTCGTATGAAGCCTCAGAACGAATGAGGGGAACTGGACAATACTTTGTTGTATCAGATGAGATTACATCGTGGGAAGGAGCAGGTACTACACCTCAAGAGGCGTGGGAATCTGTTATACAGCCCTGTATCCTTACACGTTGGCCTAAGGTCGGTAGGTCTTTAACTATATCTACCCCCAAGGGACACGACTACTTCTACGATATGCACAACTTCTACCATGTAGATAAAGATTGGAAGTCTTACCACTATAACTATAAAGACTCTCCGTATCTTGACGACACAGTTATTGAGAAGGCTAAACTAACTCTGGACCCTATGAAGTTTGCCAGAGAGTATGAAGCTTCCTTTGATGATTCAGGAACCACTGTGTTCTACTGTTTCGACAGGAAAGAGCATGTGACAACTGACATAGAAAAGCTACAACCCGGAGAGACAGTACATGCTTGTATTGACTTCAACATCGGTGTGATGGCTTGTTCAGTGTTTACCCTAAGAGGCAATCAGATGCACTTTGTAGATGAGTTCATGGGTCACCCTGACACAGACTCTCTTTGTAAAACACTTAAGAGGAGGTATGAGGGACACGATATAATCGCTTACCCAGACCCCTCAGGAAGAGCAAGAAAGACCTCGGCAGCAGTTGGTAAGACAGATTTTACTATTCTGGAGAGCCACGGCATTAAGACTAAGGCAAGACGTAAGCACCCACCTATTGTAGATAGCGTGGCTTGTGTTAACAGGAAGCTTAAGAATGCCAGAGGCGATGTAGATATGTACTTCAGACCTGAAGTTATTAATACCATTAGGTCCATGGAAAGAACAGTATGGACTGAAAGAAACCCCGATAGTGCTACTATCGACAAACGACACGGAGACGAACACCACTCAGACGGCATAAGATACGCAACAGAGTATCTGTATCCCATTAATTCTGGTGCAATTCGTTCTATCAGAAGCACTAGTGTGCTAATATAATTGAGGACTAAACCAATGATTCCTAACGTAATCCCAGAAGAAGTAATCCAGAACGAAGACCAAGGCGCTCTTGACGCTATTGCTGAAGAGTTAGACTTTGAGCTTGACCATCGTAAGAGTTTTGCGAACCAAGTTTCAGACGTTCGAAACCGAGCCAGTTATGTAGCGCGAGAGAAAGAGCGTAAGAAAGCAGAAGCTCTTTTAGACCCTCGAAACTGGAAATTTAAAGAAGGACTTAAACTAGCCAAGTACTGGGGTCCAAACCCTAATGGCGGAATTTACTTACAGAACACAGAGACTAGTCTTCAGTTCTTTGTACCAGCAGGTGAAGCTAAACAGTACCTCGCTGACTAATAGGAGAACAGTAATATGTTCGCAAAAGGTGGAACTAACCAAAACGGAGTAACCTACGTAGGGGATAACTCTGTTAAATCTGTAGGAGACCCTAGCCCACAGTACGAGTCGCTTAAGCTATTCTATGAGAGAGCAAGAGCGGTTATCGGTGGACAAGATACGGTAAAATCCTACGACGACGTACTAGATACAATAACATTCCAAAACTTATTACTGCCTTTCTCTCCTAAGATGACTTGGGAACAGTATTGCTTCTATAAGTCAGAAGCTGAACTTCCCGGTCTATGCTCCCAGTATACAAGGACACTGGTGGGAGGACTTCTACGTAAGCCACCTACTCTAGGTCTACCTGAAGGTGTAGACGAAGAAGCAGAGAACTGGTTGAAGCAAGACTTCACTGGTGATGGTAGAGGTCTCATTGGTTTCCTTGATGAAGCCCTTAAAGAGGAAATTACAACCAGCAGAGCATGGGTAGCAGTATCTTTCCCCTACGTGCCTGAAGGAATGGAACTCACCCCAGATCAGCAGAAAGAGCTTAAGCCCTTCCCTATTCTGTTCAAAGGTGAATCTGTAATTAACTGGAAGGAAGGCACTCACCCTATTACACGTAGGAAAGGTTTAACACGAGTAATCGTAAGACAACCTCTTGAGATGCCTGACCCTGAGAATGAGTTTCACGATAAGCTTGTAGATGCTGTTATGGTTCACGAGTTGAACGCTAACGGTGAGTATCAGATAAGGGCTTACGAGTTTGTTGCTGAGTCTAAGAAGAGTGACACCCAAGTAATCTCCGGTGCTTATCGAGAAGATTACAACGTGAGCAGCGGCAAGGGCGACTGGGTTCTTAAAGTAACTGAAGTCCCCATGAGCAACGGCAAAGCACTTACAGAGATACCTATGTATCCCCTTAACGGGTCTGTAGACCCTGCTGAGCCGCTACTAATGCCTCTCATCAACCGAGAGATTGCTTTATACAACAAGATTAGTCGAAGAAACCATCTGATGTATGGCGCAGCTACTTACACCCCCGTAGTAGCTTCAGATATGGCAGATGAAGACTTTGAAGACCTTGTATCAGCAGGATTAGGTTCTTGGTTGAGAGTAAGAGACGGTGAGAAGATTGATGTTCTTGATACACCCACTGATGCTCTTAAAGACATGGACAGAGCTATCGACACAGCTGTAATTGAAATGGGTCGTATGGGTATCCGTATGATGACTCCAGATGTTAGGGAGCAGTCAGGCTCAGCGCTTGAGATTCGTAATGCGGGTCAGACAGCACAGCTTGGAACCCTTAACGCTAAGATATCTAACGTGATGTCCAGAATAATTACTGCTATGTTAAACTGGAGATACAACGCAGGATACACACCATCTGAAGTTAACTTTGAGTTATCCGCAGACTTTAACCCTGCTCCATTAGGCGCTGACTGGTTACGTCTGGTTACCGAATGGTACTCTGCTGGTATGATCCCACGCTCTGAGTTCCTTAACATTATGAAGTCTAACGACATTATCTCTCCGGAGTATAATGATGAGAAGGCTAAAACAGAAATAATGGAAGATGAACTTATCCCCGGACCTATGACATCACCTGAAGACTTAGACCTTGAGCAAATATCTGCTAACAGTCAGAACGCAGGTGTTAAGCCAAAACCTAAAAAAGAGGAATAGTTATGCTATTTGACCACAAGTATAAAGGAAAGAAAGTTCGTATTGTAGGGAGAAACGCTAAGCGAGGAACCTACAACCTTCACGATGAGTCAGGGAAGTTGTATATTGCTATCCCTACTAAAGAGGTTAAGGCTTTTAAAGAGCCTGAGCCTGTATGTGAAGAGACTAAAGAATACTCTAACCCCGAATAGTAAGGAGCAGCAATGGCAGACGACAGCATTAACCAAGATATATTTGATCGTCTCGTTGATAACTCCGCTATGTCTCGCTTAGTTGAAAATGAGGTAAATGTTGAAACCGCAAGGATCATCAGAAGACACAAGAGTAGGCTCTTTAAGGAAGCGAATAAAGCAGATTTTTATTCTGTGGAAGGCAAGAAGATTGCGAAAGCAAACATCCGAGCAGAAGTAAGTCGCTTCAATAAAGAACTATCTGTATCTGTAGATGGACACATTAAAGACATGAGTTCATCGCAGATAGACTTTCATACCAACAACTTAGACAAAGCAGCAGGAGAGGTATTTAAGGTTAGACGCCCCCGAGTGAATAACCCACTGGATAAAATTGTGGGTAAGAACATAGGGGGTGACTATACCCTTACCCAACAGATAAGTAGGATAAGCAAGAATGAGCTAACCCGGATAACCAATGTTATAAACGGCGGGATAGCTAAAGGCTTAACCAACAAAGAGATGGTTGAGAAAATCACCAACACAACTAAACTAACTAACAGCCAAGCTGACGCTCTTGTGAGAACAGCTATAACTCGTTCTGCGAGTATGGCTCAAGTTAAAGTAATGGAAACGAACGAAGACCTTATTAAAGGTTATAAGTTCACTGCTATACTTGACTCTAGAACTTCTGAGATATGCTCTCGAATGGATGGGACGGAATTTCCCATTGATAAGAAAGAGTTTCTACCTCCACTACACTGGAGGTGCCGTTCTACAATCGTACCAATCACCAAGTCTTATACCGAGTTAATGGACACTAAGAGCGACCGAGTTAAAAAGAAGGTCCTTAAAGTTTTACCCCCTAAAGAACTCAGAAAGCTAGATGGCAGAAGCCCTCAAAAAGAGGACTACAGCAAATGGCTTCGAAGACAATCTCATGAAGTTAAACTGAGACATTTTTCAGGTGATGAGGAAAGACTCAAGCTATTCGAAAGAGGCTCTATCCAACTAAAGCAGTTCTTCAATGCCACTGGTAAGAAGATAAGTATTGCTGCTCTAAGAAGATTGGATAACCTAGCTACTCAACGAGTGGCGCTTAAGAAAAAAGTAGTGCTACCTTCTGCTGTAGGGTTTGTAAAGTCTAGAACCCCCGCAGAGTTAGCCAGAAGTAAAGATAGACAGCTAGAGCTAAGGGAAATGTATATTACCGAGGCCAATATAAGAAACAGTGCGTTAGGTTTAACTGACTACAAAGGGACTTCTCTTCTTGGTAAGAGAACTTCAAGGAACAGAGCAGAGAATGTTTTTGACACTCGTGTTCAGATGATAGACCCTGTGACAGGCGAGATGCGTAATACTATGCTATATGACCCTGACTTTTCAGTCTATCAAGAGAGAATAGACTTCCTAAGGGCCAGTAAGATACTTAAAGAGAGCGACAAGGACTTTATAGAAAACTTTGTTAACTCTCTTGACGACAAGATGTCGGTTAACCAGCAGTCAGCTGTTTTAGAAAACCTAAGAATTAGCTTTGAGCGTTACTATAACCCCCAAGCTAAGTCTTACAGGCAACCTTGGGAGAACTTTGAAGCAGTTATTAGAGCAGAGATGCCTAACTCCGTTGTTAACGTATCAAGGATACTTGACAGGCGTTCAAGGTCAAGAGCTAAGAACTTTGAAGGGTTCTTCTCAGGTGACCCTGACTCTAAGATGACTATCGCAGGAAGAGAAACTACTTTTGACGATATCTCAAAGAACTTAGCTTCTAACCAAAGGCTTGTAGATAACTGGAAAGACACTGAAGGTCGTAAACTAGCTCGCGAAGCTTACTTCAGAGGCAGAGCACCTTTAAGAACTTATTTCTTACCAAAGATAGACAAGAAGATAGCGCCTGACATTAAGCCAAGAAAGTGGCTTGAGAAGCAGTTAGGTGAAAGACTAACAAAGAAGCTATACGGTGAACCTACAGAAAGATTAGTAGATGAATTGGCAAGAAAGTATAGCAACATGCTAAACCCCAAAGAAATAATAAGAAAGCAGCTAGAGCAGCTTAGCATCAACAGGCTATACCATAAGAAGCTTAGAGAAGGTGTTGACGATAAGTTTCAAGAGGGGGCTATTGAAGCTTTAGCTTCTGCTTTTAAAACTATTGCTGAGGGCAGAACTACTGACTACGATGGGTTAGCTATAGATATCGGTAAGCTTATGATAGGGGACAAAGGTGCGCTTAAGAATGGTGCGCTAGGTAAGTACCCTTTGTCTCTACCTTTTAAGAACAAAGCTACTACTAAGCAGTATCACAAAGTAGGTTCTGACTTACTAGACATGCTTGAAAAGCAAGGAAAAATAAGGTTAGGTTACCGAGGGGTTAGTCGAAGGGCTGTAATGGACCTAGAGACAGGTAGACCCGGAGGGCCTTGGAAAGATACTTTAAGCAGAGAGGTTCAGATACTTGACAAAGATATGCTGGCTCTTCAAAGAGCTAACAGAGAGCTTTATGTAGGTAGAAGAATAGGTTTAGTCAGAGAGTCTGATGAGCTATACGCAGTTGTAGGCCATGGTCACTACAGGACTAAGTCGGGGACAGTCACCAGTAATAACATCATTACTCGGAAAGCCAATGCTAACTATGATAAGGTAAACCTAGACCGAGACATCATGGATGAGATAAACCAAGCCAACTCTTTCCAGTGGGAGGTAGACCAAGAGTTCAGTTCGTTTATGCTGGACATGGCAAGGTTCAGAGATCCGAGAGGCAACATCAAGAAGTACGATGAGCTTAACGGGTTCAGACAGATAGTCTTAGACCGTGGTGAACAAGGGTTAGGATTAATGGAGACAGTCAAGTGGCACCTTAAGAGGAATAAGCCATTTAAGAATTCTCATCAGATAGACGGTAGAGGCCGGATATATGCTAGTGGTTATCTAACGCCTACCGGAGGAGAGTTTGTCAGACCGTTTCTTAATACTCACAAGAGAGCTAAAATAGGAGAGGCTGGTTGGCTTCAATATCAAGAACAGGTGGGTTCTTTGCTAGGCCCTGCAACAGAGGCACTTACAAACCCCGGAAGATTTGCTATTTTCGAAAGAAACAAAAAGGAGTTATTAGAGTTAGGTCGGCTACTTCAGAGTACTACTCAAAGAGATCGCCGTATCAGAGAGGCTTTAGAACACCCTTTGATGGTAGGTATGGACGCAGAAGAACACCCTAAGCTTATGCGCCTAGCCTTAGAATACGCTAGAATAAACGACCATGTTGGTGGTGACTTTAGCGATATTAAAAGGATAGGAACTTATGTCACACAGTTACCTATAGAGATTGACGCTTCTGCTTCCGGTGCTCAGATAATAGCCTTAAGTACTCGTAACAAGGATTTAGGTTTTGAGTCTAACGTAGTAGCTACACCTAAGAAGAACAGGTTGTATGACACTATCGCTATGGACACAGTAGCCGACCCAAGGTTTCAAAAGATGAATGAGCTTGTTGACGACATCACTTGGGAAGACTTGTCTAAAGCAGCTAAGGCACAAAATATGGTTGCCTTTTACGGTGCTGGTCAAGCAACACAAGCTACCAACCTCACTGACAAGTTTGCTTCAGTTCTTCTGAAGAAAGAAAAGTTAGTAGTGGTTAAGCGCAGGACTTCTAATACACCTAAAGAAGCCTTAGTTCTAAACGATTTAAACAAGACAATAGATCAAAACATAATGGATGCTGAAAAGCTTGGAGCCGCTGAAGCGGTTAAAGAGCTTAGAGACTTAAAGGATGAGATAAACAACCACATCCTCAAGGAAGCACCCATAGGGGAGCGGATGATGAGCATGTCAAGAGACATCCACCCTGATGTAGAAGATTTCGTATTAAAGCTTAACAATAGTCCCGCAAAGCTTGTGGGGCCAAACGAATTTAAATTAATCTCCGAGATTATGTCAGATCATATGAAAAGGAGAGCGCCAATAACCGAGGACTTTATTGGGTTCTGGAAAGGCGCAGCGCAAGAGTTTATTGAGGATACTGGAAAGGTAGATATACCTTGGGTAACCTTCGATGGAAAACTGCTCTACCAAAGGTATCGACCTGTGGTCGAAGAAAGGATAGAGTTTGTTGACCCTGTAACTGGTCGTAAGGTCTACAATATCTACAAAGATAGCGTGACTGACGGAAAGTTTAAAGGGAAGTCAAGTATTGTTGATGCGAGAACAGGTTACGGTGTAAACGGTAACCACTCAAACGATGCTGCAATTGTTCGGAAGTTCCACTTGTGGGGCAGAGAGAACAAGGTAAGTACTGCAACCATCCACGATGCTTTCTTCGTAAATGTAGGAGAAGCAGCGGGGGCTAAGAATGCTCTAAGACACCTATACGCTGATGCGGTAGAGTCCGAAACCATTCTTAAGACACTCAACGCTATGCGTAAGGAGGGTCTCTCTGATGAAGCCTATCAACGGCTACTTAAGAAGGCTGTAGAAGATGGATTGATAGTTAAGGATGGCCTAACGGCTGAAGATATCCTTGCGCCGATTCCAGTCGGCGAGAGTTGGTATGGAATTGGTCCATAAGTCTGTGACTAAAAATAAATTAAGTGGTCTGTGACCCGAGGAGAAAAATAATGAGCGATGAAACTATAACCAATAATGAGGTAGCAATGGAAAACAATACAGAAGTAAACCAAGAGTCATCTGGAAATGTTGACTTCACATCACCTGAAGCCCAAGCCTTGCTTAAGAGCATGGTGGAAGACGAGTTAAGTGGTATGAAGGAAAACATGAACAAGATGTCTAAGCAACGCGACGAAGCGATGAAGAAGGCTGTTGAGCTTGAAGAGGGTGTTAAAGCCGCTAAGCTTGAGAAACTTGAAGCTGAAGGTAAGACCTCTGAGGCACTTCAGATGAAGTTAGATGAAGCTCTGTTACGGCTTGATGCTGTCAACAAAGTTAACACCACTCTTACTCGTGATCATTCTGTTGACAAGGTACTTGGGGAGCTTCAGTTCCGCAACGGTACTGCTAAAGACATGGCAAAGTCACAAATTGTCAATGAGCTTAAGCAAGATACTGAAGGGGGTTGGGTTCATGCTACTGGAGCTGGTCTCAGTGAATTTGTTCAAGCCTTCGCTAAAGACGAAGAAAACGCTTTTCTATTTAAACCGAAGCAGTCATCAGGTGCCGCCGCTATGCAAGTAGGGGCAGCCGACGGTTCTGTTCAACAAGCTAAGTCAAACACTCCCATTACGGAACAGTCGTTTGAAGATTACTTGCGGAACAACCAAGGTCCTGTAAACGAAATCGGATTCTAAAAACTAATACTAATAATCTTTCAAGGAGATTACACAATGGCACTTTCAGATTTTACTTCCGGTGTATCCGGTTCAGAGATGAAGTTCAAGGTTCAGCGATACGTTAACGACTACTCGCATGAGATGTACACTAACGCACGTAAGCTGTCTGGTACAGCAATCGTAGGCGCTGACGCCGAAATTAGTACTACCATCGAAGACTATATTGGTCAAGCTCGTTGGTACAAGCCCTTAATGGCGAACATCAACGTTCCCAGTGTAAACGATGCCACAGACGGTTCGTACACTGAAGTTGACACAGCGTTCTACAAGTACGCTAAGACTGTTCGTACACACGGCGCAAAAGAAGTTAACGTTCAACGCGTTATCTCACAAGAAGACGGTCTTGCTAAGATCGCACGTGACTTTGGCGAGACTAAAGCACAAGACGAGCACAACTCTGTTCTGGAGACCCTGAACGGTGTTGCAGCTTACGAAGTAGGACGTGGTGGCGGTATTGTCGCATTCAACACTGACTGTGATGACGCTAACACTGGATTCTACGTAGACGTAAACGCTCTTGGAGAGTTCGGCGCAGCTTCTGTTGACGCAACTGACGAGCGACGTTTGATTGACCAAAGCAAGGTCGGAGCAATGCGCGGAGAGCGTCTATTCAAAGCTATGGGAATGGCTTGGAAAGACTACGAAGCTCCCTACTACTACATGATCACTAGCCCAGAGACTCTGGCTGATCTTCGTGGTGCTAACCTAGTAGACGACACTACTATTACCGAAGGA